ATAGACTACAACACCGAGACTGCGCCTAGCACCAATGTGGCCACAGGGTTTACCTCGCCGATAGCGCAACGATATAACGCCCCCGGTGGTCTGGGACAGAGTAAGCTGGATGCAGAAATTAAAAAGGTTAGCGATCTGTACGCGGCGAACACCCCTGAGAACGCTCAGATCTTGCGCGACATGTTCATCAAAGAGGGCGGCAGCATCGCCGACCTGCAACGTGCTGGGTTCGACCCGAGCAGGCTGTTGGGGACGGTAGCGAAGAAGCCAACGCCCATCCCGCCGCCTGCCCCGCTCCCGTATACGCCGCCGGTCGTGACCCCTGAAACACAGACCCAGTATCCACAGCCTACGCAGTACACGGCTCCCACCGTGTACCAGCCGCTGCCCGCGCCGCCGCCCATTTACGCTACTGGCCAGCCTGCGCTGGACGTGGCGTTCCGCAACAGCGCACCGCGTAGTCCGTATGATCCTCGCTACGGTTACATGTACACCCCAGCGGCGAGACTGCTGCCAGCGACCGGCGCAGGGATGAGCTTTACGCCCCCGTCCGTCACCAGCAGACCCCGATCCCTGTTGAATGTGCCGCTCCCGGTAAGTCAAACCCCAAAGAAAAAGTGGTCAGAATTTACCCCTGAAGAGAAGGCAAGCTTTGGCCTGTCTGCTTCGCAGGTCTTTGCCCGTGAAGAAAGTGAAAAATCATCTACGTCGCCAAATAGGTTTGCTGGTCAGACCGCTCCAACAACACCGGCGGTTGACTACACCACAAACCCCAACGCTATTGAGCCAATAGAGTTTCGCTTTTTCCAGAAAGGTGGCCCTGTAAAAAAGCCTGAAGGCTCATTGGCAACGACTGCGCCAATGAGTCAGGCAGACCTGCTCGCCCAAATTGATCGCAGCACCGCCGCTACGCCTAGCGCCGTGACGCCTGATCGTGATCCTGTTAGGACTGAAAGCGCGGGGATGTTGTCGCGTCTGAATGCCGAATTTGGAAGGAACATCTCCCAACCGATAGTGGGCTCGGCTATCGACATGACTGCTGGGCTGGGAGACCTTGCCCAGAGGGGCACAAAGTTTCTGGCCAATCGCGCAGGGTTTGAGACCCAACCGTTTACGCCGGTCTCCCCACGCATACAAGAGGCGGCTGGAACCGCAGGCTATGACCCGTACTCTCCGGCAGCGCTTGCAGCCAGTGTTCTGCTGCCCGCCGCAGGGCCGTTGCGCACCGCCGCTGCTGCGACACGCCCGATGATGAGCATGGCAGCTCCGGGCAGTGCGCGTGAGACCTTGTCTCTGATTAAACCTATTCTGGACAGGGAAGCCTCGGTGGCTGCTAGTGCTGAACTGGCGGCGATGGGCGCACGCGAACTGGCCCCGGATAATGTCACTGCAGAAATAGCAGCCGCGATTGCCGGTGGGGCGGGGTACAACACCTTGGAAAACATCATGGGTGGCGTCTCAAGAGGGCCGACTACCAGCAGCATGGCCGCCGACGACCTTGCTGCGTTGACGGCTCAGGCTCCGACAGAAGCAGCCCCAAGCACACCTGAGCCTAATATCCAAAAACTTATTTCTCAGGTTCCGTCTTATCACATGGAAGACTGGACACAAAACGCGGGCCTCCCACAGGAGGTTGTTGCCAAGTATTGGAAACTGGGTGATGCGCAGCGAGACGTACCCGAACGGGCAATGGTGCAGGCACAGAGAGTATTGGGGGGTGGCGTTTTATTTCCAACAATCGAGCACGTTGGGGATCTAACAAACAGAATGACTCCAAAACATTCACTGGGATTCGCTTACGAAGAAACATTGGGTAAAGCCAAAAGGTATCTTTCCAGCTTAAAAAGCGGGTACGGGTTTAGAAGGGAGCATGAAGAAAACTTAAAAAGTAACGCTGCGTATGACAAGGTTCCGTATGAAGAACATAAAGCCAAGGTTGATGCAGCATTATTAAACTATGCCGACGCTCACCGAGCGCTTACCGTATACAACCCTCTACAACGACTAGCGCGAGATACTTCGGTTGCTCTTGGTGAACAACGCTTTGAGGATGCAGGCAACCTGCTTGACGAGTTTGTTACCCGGATTCCAACCAAAAAAGCGTTTGTGGAGGAGATGAAAAAGTTTGAAATCGCGCCAAAAGCCGCCGACGACCTTGCTGCGTTAACGGCTAGGGCTCCGACAGACACGCCGGAGTTTAAGAATTTTTTTGGTGAGAGCAAAGTGGTTAACGAAAGCGGACAACCGCTGCGGGTATATCACGGCACTGGCGAAGATATTTCAAAGTTTAAACTTAGCAAGGAAGGGGCATTGGGTTCGGGTATCTACACGACCCCAGATCCTACCTTTGCAGGTGAATATGCAAAAAATACTGGGGCAAATATAGTTCCGGTTTACGTATCTTTGAAAAACCCTTTAATTTTGGGAACAAACTCTACAGGCTATTCGGACCCCATGACGGAGGCTTTGACAAAATTGGGATTAGCCCCTAACAAAGCGGAACAGTTTGTTGAAAAAGCATACGAGGAAAGGGGATACATTGGAAAGCAAGTTCAGTCACGTGCCACTGCGCAAGGGTACGACGGGATAATGCAGTACCAAAACGGTAAGTTAACGGAAGTGCTTGCCTTTCGCCCAGAGCAGGTCAAATCCGCCATAGGCAACGAAGGCACTTTTGACCCGACCAACCCTATGATTACTAAAGCCCAAGGCGGCTACATCACCAAAAAAACCAAGGGTGCATAACCATAACGTGTGTACAATAGCCCCACACCTATACAAGGGACCTAGAAATGCCCATTGATAAAGTATCGAACCTCATGCCCGCCTCCGACATGCTGGACATGTTGGGGGATTCGCCTGACATCGAGATCATCCTTGAGGATGACGGCAGCGCCATTATCGAGTTGGGTGAGGAGGAGGATGACGAGGTTGGGTTCTACGGCAACCTTGCGGAGGTTATTGATACGAACGACCTCGGGTCCATCTCCATTGACCTGATGGCGTTGTTTGAGGCCGATAAGTCTAGCCGCTCTGACTGGGAGCAGATGTACTCGAAGGGCCTTGAGCTGCTGGGCCTGAAGATCGAAGAGCGCACCAAACCTTTCCGGGGCGCGGCAGGGGCAGTACACCCCATGCTGACAGAGGCGATTGTGCAGTTCCAAGCGCAGGCGTTTAAGGAGCTGATGCCAGCCGGTGGACCCGTGCGGACCCAGACTGTGGGCAAAGAGACGATGGACAAGGTCCAACAAGCCTCTCGCGTACAGGACTTCATGAATTATCAGATCACGACGGTGATGAAGGAGTACACACCGGAGTTCGATCAACTGCTTTTTTACACCGGCTACGGCGGCTCGACCTTCAAGAAGGTCTACTACGACGCGCAGGTAGGCCGAATGGTCAGCAGACTGGTGCTGCCTGACGACATGTACATCCCCTACAACGGCTCAAGCGTTATTTCCGAGTGCCCGCGCCTGACTCACCGCATTTCGATGGACTCTAACGAGTTCAGAAAGCGTGTGGTAGCCGGTGAATATCTGGACGTTGACGTAGAAGCCGAGATGTCACCCACTGACGCAAGTCAGATCCAGTATTCCATTGATAAAGCCACAGGCGTTGTGCAAACCGGCGCACCCGAAGAGATCTTCCTGCTGGAATTTCAGGTGGCGTTGGATATTCCCGGCTTTGAAGACATGGATGAGGACGGTGAACCCACGGGTATTCGTCTTCCTTACGTGGTCACGCTGGATGAGACCAGTTCGCGAGTCGTCGGTGTACGCCGAAACTGGGTAGAAGGCGACGAATTGAAGTGCCGCCGCGAATATTTCGTGCATTACGTGTTGGTAGAGGGCCTTGGGGCCTACGGACTAGGGTTTGTTCACCTGATTGGGGGACTTTCCAAGACCGCCACCAGCGCATTACGTCAATTGTTGGACGCAGGCACCCTGTCTAACCTCCCGGCAGGCTTTAAAGCCAAGGGTGCAAGGATTGCGGACGACGATAGCCCGATCCAACCGGGCGAATGGCGTGATATTGACGCGGGTGGAGCAGAACTGACGGCATCATTGCTGCCGTTACCCTACAAAGAGCCCTCCCAGACCCTGTTTCAGCTACTCGGGTTCACGGTTGAGGCCGGAAAACGTCTTGCCAGCACGGCAGACATGCAGGTAGGGGACGGAAATCAGCAGGCGGCGGTCGGAACGACGATTGCCCTGCTTGAGCGTGGCTCGATGGTGATGTCGGCCATCCACAAGCGCCTGTATTACGCCCAGACCCAAGAGTTTGAGATGCTGGCCAAGGGCTTTGGCGAGTATCTGCCGGACGAATACCCGTATGACGTGCCCGGTGCAAGTCGCAAAATCAAGAAAGCCGACTTTAACAACATGGTTGCCGTGTTGCCGGTGGCCGATCCGAACATTTTCTCTGCCGCCCAACGCATTACCTTGGCCCAGACCCAGTTGCAGCTGGCGCAGAGTGCGCCGCAGATGCACAACATGTACGAGGCGTACTATCGGGTGTATGCAGC